ATTTGTTTTTTAAATGATCTGATAATTTCTTTTATACTATCACCTTCATCTTTATTTCTAGGCATGAGATCAAAAATAAAATTAAATCCACCTCTTAATTGAACTCCATCGAATAGCATTTCAACATTAGGATTAATAATTCTCCCAGTTGCTCTAGAAACTAAAGAGTTTATATCGCCAGATCCCGTAAGATTTTGTATTCCAAGTGCAACAGCAGCAGTTTTTAAAGATTCTCTTGTGTTTGGATCACCCAATTCACTCCCTACTGATTCTATTAAATTCTTCGTAATATTTTTAGGGTTTTTTCCGCTTACCAAGTCATTTAATGCAGATGTACCCATTGCTTCAAGTGAATTAATACTACTAGCACCCCAACTTGCACCTTGACCATCACTAATTGCTTTTGGAAGAGGTAATATTATTGTTTCTAAAATATTACCTACACCGTTTGCAAATGCATCATCTGTAGATCTTAGATTAAAAGATGCATTTTTGCCAATTCCTTCTATTCCTGGTGGTATATACTCCAACACTTGAAATTGAATATAATCATCATCTTTTTGTATCCTTTTTTCTGGATATCTCAATATTGTAATTTTTTTTGTATTTTGAGTTGACATTTATTTTTAACTATTTAGAGTTAATTTTGAATAAATCTAGCATAATTTACACCTCTGAGAGTATTAAACTCTCTAACAGTCATTTCATATAATCCATCTTGTACTTCAGGAAAGGTATATTGTCTTATTTTTCCCCAATGATAATTAAAACCAAAAAAACCATTTCCTGTTGGTTCAGATGCCATAATTAAAGGATGGAGATCAAATAATATTCCTGGTGTTTTTGCTCTGTATATGTATGTATAATAATTTCCCGGAGATGGTAAATTTACCTTAGTATCTTCAAGTGCCTTTACAATTCTATACATCAACTCTCCAGGTCTTTCAATACCAATTAAATCTCTTCTAATCGGTATAATTCGATTATCTGATTTTGTAATTGTATCGTTAAATTTTCTGTCTGGATTAGCTTTCTGATAATCCGGATCATAAGTAATCTCATATATCAACTGCTCTTTATTAAGACGACTATAGTTTGTACTTGTATTTTCAAATTCGGTTTTAAAGGTGATATAGTAAGTACTAGCAATCTCTCTCAGTTCTGATACTTTATATTGATCTAAACTATCTCTTTCATATCCTGTAAGTGCCATTACTTAATACCCAATTCGTGTTCAGTAATAATCTTAAATTTCCACTGACGATCTTCGCAAAATTCTTGAGCAACTTTCCATTTTGCTTGATTTCTTACCCACTCTTTAACTTCGAAAATATATCCTTTTGTTTTTTTCTTTTGGACTTTTGGTTCAATTGTTTGTTTTTGTGGTTTAATTTCTATAATATATTTTTGAATAGATCCATCAGATTCGCGAATTTTAATATAAAAATCTGGAAAATATCTATGAATTTTATTATCTAATGGAGATCGATATGGAAGTGCTATTTCTTCACTTCCCCACTCCAATACATTCTCATTATTATCACAATAATTCATAAATCTTCTTTCCCACAAAGATCTATACACAACATTTGTAGGATCCCCTTTATATTTTTTAGGATATGACGGTTGATATTTTCCTCTATATGCCATCTAAATACTTATAATAAAAGAGTAGACGTAGGTATTTAGAGTGCCGTTTCCAATACAACCATATACTGCAAAAACATTATTTGGCAATCTTGCCCAAACATCTTACTATGAAGTTAGATTTCAAATTCCTGGACCTGTAGTCAATTACTTGTTTAGGAAGGGTGTATCACCATATTATTGTGTAAATGATTTTGGTCTTCTTTGTTTTTCTACAACTCTTCCTACTTCCGCATATGCAACTTCAGATTTAGTACCCCAAATTGGAATTCGTGAAAAGATTGCACATACTAGAATGTATAATAATATCACAATGGAATTTTATGTTGATAATAGATATGATACAATAAAAGTATTAGAACATTGGATGGATTATATTTCTAGTGGTTCTGATAACACAATTGGAAAGTTGCATGATGACTATTATATCAGAATGCAATATCCTGATGACTATAAATCAACAGAAACTAAAATTATCAAGTTTGATAGGGATTATAGAAGAGATATTGAGTATACTTTTAGAGGAATGTTTCCGCAGTCTATTGCAGCAATTCCTGTTTCTTATCAGGGGTCTGATGTATTGAAAGTTGCCGCAACTTTTGAATATGATCGGTATATTACTGGAAAAGCAACCAGTTTTTCTAAGTATACTGGCAGTAATGAAAATAATAATCAATCGCAGGGTGGTGAAAGAATTCCAATAGAAGGTAGAATACCAAGTAGAACACCTAAAAAAGGATCTTCTGGAATTGTTTGGATTCCTAAAGGTCTCTCATATGCTGAGGCAACTGCAAATGATCAAGTATATGCGAGCAATAAAGGTGATACAAAATCATTCTAAATAAATTTACTAGATCATAAATTATTATGCCTTTGCCAAAAGTGTCTACCCCAACATATGAGTTGGAACTTCCATCTTTGAAGAAGAAGATTAAATACAGGCCATTTCTTGTTAAAGAAGAGAAAATATTAATTATTGCTATGGAGAGTGAAGATCCAAAACAAATCTCCAATGCAGTCAGAGATGTCATTTCAAATTGTATTATTACGAGAGGGGTAAAGGTTGATAACTTGGCAACTTTTGATATTGAATATTTGTTTTTAAACGTTAGAGGAAAATCTGTTGGAGAATCCGTAGATGTTCTTATTACATGTCCCGACGATGGAAAAACACAAGTTCCTGTAGGTATCAATTTAGATGATATTCGAGTTGAGATAAGTAAGGATCATAATAAAGATATAAAATTAGATGATGACTTAACTATAAGGATGAGATATCCTTCAATGAATGAGTTCATCAAAGGTAATTTTGCTTCTAATGATGGCGTATCCGTCGATGATACATTTGATATTATTTGTTCTTGTATTGATCAAGTTTATAATGAAGAAGAATCTTGGTCTTCAAAAGATTGTACTAAGAAAGAACTTAAAGATTTTATTGAGCAACTTAGTTCAAAGCAATTCAAAGAGATTGAAAGATTTTTTGATACCATGCCAAAACTCCGTCATACAATTCCAGTAAAAAATCCAAACACTGGTGTTGAGAGTGAGATTGTAATGGAGGGACTTTCGTCTTTTTTCGCCTAGCTATGACGCATGAAAGTCTTGCGTCATATTATAAAATGACATTTGCATTGATGCAACATCATAAATACTCATTAACAGAGTTAGAAAATATGATTCCTTGGGAAAGAGAGGTTTATGTTACTCTTCTCCAACAATATATTGAAGAAGAAAATCTAAAGAACAGTAATGGCACCTAAAGTAACCCCACTGACAACATCTCCACTATCACAAGAATCTAGACAAACTATTGCAGGTAGTGGAAATGTTTTTAGTGGAGTTAATTCTCCAACAGTAATGGTGGCTCCCCAACCAACCGTAACGGATGTACAAACATTACAATTAACACAACAAAACCAACAAAATCTTGTAGGATTGCAAGTAGGTCTTGATGAAGTAAGACGTAATGTTTTATTATTAAATTCTGGATTACAAAATATTTCAGTTTTATTGCAAAATGATATTACGAATGATCAAAATATTCTTTTATCTCAGCAAAATCAAGATAGATTGCTTGCTGAACAAGGACTAAGAAGTGGTCAGGAAAGAGATATTGAGGAAAAAATAAATCGCTCTTTTTCTATTGCTGCACAACCAATTACAAGAAAAACTTCGGGATTGTTTGATAGAATAGGGCAATCATTATTATACTTATTTGGTGGATGGTTAATTTCAAATGTTGGTGAGTTAATTGAATCTCAGAGTAAGGGTAATGCAGATTTAGTTACAAAGATAAAAAATAAACTTCTAGAAGGAATTAGAAATGCAATAAATGTACTTTTACTTCTTAAAGGTGGTATAGGTACTATAGTTAATAGTATAGTATCAGTTTCAAAAGTTATTGGTAGTGTATTAATTGGAAAACCATTTCGATCATTGAAAAACTTATTGCAAGGTGCTGCTGCTACTAAAAATATTCCTAGGGGTGGAGGGCGCACAGGAAATGTGCCTAAAGGTCCTGGTTTCATTGGAGGAGTTTTAACTGCTCTTGGTATTGGTCTTGAGGCAGCAGAAGGAAACTATACTGAGGCTATAATAGGTGCAGTTTCTTTAACACCTTTAGGAAGAATCGCAAGGTTGGCAGGTTTAGTTTATAATGCAGAGCAATTACTCGATTTAATTGGAGTTGGTCTTATTGATGAAAAACCTAAAGAAACTGAAGAATCTACAAATAATACTACTACTTCACCAACTACTACAGAACAAAATACTGGTGTAGAGTCCAATAAACCGAGTACAAATGTAACTATTGAAGAATCTGAGAGTAATCAAAATCCTAGTAATGAAAATTATAATAATGTGGAACCTACTACTCAAAAATCCTTAAGTGAAGAAGAACTTAAATTATATAATAAGGCATGGAATCAGCGTAATTTACCGTTTGCTAAAGGTAAAATTAGAGGTGAATTTAATAACTTATCTCCAGAAAAACAGATATTATTTAGAGAACATGCAAATCAGCAAGGTCATGATTGGGGCGATATTATACCAAAAGCAAAATCTGCAAATGTTCAACCATCTTCTAATTTAACAAATACTTCAAATAGTTCGCAAGAAGCACCAACCATAAGTTCAACTCCAAATGAACCAGTTTCCGTAACAGAAGCACCAATTATTAATCCAAATCCAGAATCTAGGATAATGAAAGATCCTGTTGCCAGATTGCCAAAATCAAAACCAATAATTATTACAAATACTTCTCAATCCTCTAGTCCAACGTCGGTAAGCATACAATCTGATGATAGTATGACAGATATTCCTATTATTACATCTTCAAATCCAGAAAATTTTTATACATTATATTCTCTACATTCATATAACGTGGTAGTGTAACATGGCAATTCCAGTCTCGGCAATAACACCACAAACTCAAGGGATTTTTAGTTTAAGAAATACTCTTACTGAAATAAACAAATCTACTAGTACGACACAGAAGTCTATTTCAAATATTTCAAAATCATTAAGTAATGGTACAAGGCAGAAATCATTTATTGCAAAAAAATCTAAAATTTTTAAACTGAGATCTGAAGAAGTAAAAAAAAGAAATGTAAAAGAAGCGGAAATAGAAGCATCATCAATTAATTTTAGATCAGTTATACCAGGATCTAAAGTATTAAAAACTTCTGGTGGAAGTTTTCTTGAAAGAATATTAAAATTTTTAGGTTGGACCACGTTGGGATGGTTGATTAATAATCTTCCTGAGTGGATTGATAAAGGTGAAAGATTTATTAATCGTATTAGAGTTGTTGGTAACATATTAAATAATGCACCAAACAAAATTTTTAATATAATGAAAGAATTTGGAAATATTCTTAATGGAGTTTTCCAAAACACAATGAATTTTGATTTTTTGGATAAATCGGGTGAAATTTCTACTGCTACAGATGGATTAACAGAATCATTCAATTCTCTTAAAAATGACATAACTGATGCATTTGCAGTTTTATCTGGATTAGATGATGATGATGGAGAAGATACTACAGAAGAAATACCCTCTACAGAAGAAATACCCTCTACAGAAGGAGGAGGAACAACATCTTATACCTCTACTGGTGGTGAAAAATTAGAAGATGTTGGCGGAGTAGATTATGGACAATATAGTCCAGGAGGGCGGGGATCCAGAGGTTCGAGTCGTGTTCATGGTGTTAAGGGGCAGAAGGGACATACTGGAGAAGATTATGCACTACCTGAGGGAACACCAATTACTATGGTCGCCAACGGTACTGTGGTTGATGTTGGACTTATGGGGGATTCTAATGATCCTGATGGCCAAAATGGTGGTTATGGAAATTTTGTTGTCATACAGTTAGAAGATGGGACATTTGTTAAACTTGCACATATGGAATCTATAAATGTTAGAAAAGGTGAAGAAGTTGGTGCAGGTACCGGAAATGATGGCAATGCAAAAGTTGTGGGAAGAAGTGGTAGCACCGGACTATCGACAGGACCACATTTACATGTAGATCATGCAAAAAAATATGATTTTGGATCATCTCAAGTTTCAGAAACTATGAATCCTGCTGGACTGATAAATGATAAACTCATTGTAAAAGGTGGGAATGTAAAAGCAACTAAAACAACGACTCCATCCACAAATAATCCAAATCCAATCAGTCAGATACCTGATAATGTACGTGAAACATTTGGCAGTATGATTGAAGGTATTGGCGATATGTATAATGACGCTAGGAATTGGGTTGAAGAACAAGTTGGAGGAGTAGAACCACAAACATCATTTATGCCATCGGGAAAAAACTTTGATATTGCAAGTTTAATTAAATTGTCAAAAAGTGTAGGATTTGATGATGAGCAATCGATAAAAATGGCAGCAATTGCTATGGCAGAATCTGGAGGCGATTCTTCTAACGATACAATTAAATCTGGTTTATATAATCAAAATGGGGAAACATCATATGGATTATGGCAAATTAATATGACAGGTCCTCTTGAAGATGAGAGGTTGAGGTTATTTGGTATCGATAGTGTTAATGATCTCTATGATCCAATGACAAATGCAAAAGCAGCAAAGACTATATTTGATCTCCAAAATTATCAAGCTTGGACTGTATATGGTGGTAGAGAGTATAATATGTATTTAAATGATGCACGATCTGTTGCACCAACTTTAAAATCTTCAACTACGGGCAATGAAACAAATAAAGTTGCTTCTGTTACTGAAGAACGTGTAGGAGACACTATTATTTTAAATACTTCAAATTCTCAACCACAATTACCACAATCATTATCAAATATTGCTTCAAAAACTACATCAAATTCACCCAACAAGATTACTATGTTAAATAGTTTTATCAAACAAAAAATCTTACTCGAACTTAGTTACGTATAATGGATGCAACTAGCAAGTCAATATATAGTGAATTGATATTAGAATCTAATGATCAATCTAGATCTGTAGATCTTAAAATTGGCGCATTAATATTTCAATATTTTGAAGATATATTTTCTCCAGTAATTACTGCAAAATTAGTAGTAAATAATACCGCCGAATCTATAGAAAAAGATGGTGTTTTTCAGAGCATTTATAATGGTTTACCTCTTAGAGGTGGGGAAAGGTTGGCATTAAAAATAAGTGCTAACACAAACTCAAATATAGATTTAGATTTTGCATCTAGAATTGAAGATTATTTTTATGTTTCTTCAGTTAGTAACGTTGAAAAAACCCAAGGTTCTGAATCTTTTACATTACAGTTAGTTTCAAGAGAAGCAATTACAAATGAAACTTCTAGAGTAACAAGAAAATATGCCAAAAGTCAAAATATATCAGAACATGTAAATAATATTTTAACTGATGTTTTACAGACGAATAAGATAGGAAGTATTGATAAAACATCTAATAATTATGGTTTTATTGGTAATATGAAAAAACCATTTACGATATTGACATGGTTAGCTTCAAAAGGTGTTCCTTCTGCTTCTAAAGATGGGACGGCAGGGTTTTTATTCTATCAAACAAAAGAGGGATTTCAATTTAGATCTATTGATGAACTCAATAAGCAAACACCAAAAGCATTTTACAGATATACTGAAGTAAATGAAACATACAACTCTGAAGATAAATTAAAAAATAATGACTTTAAAATATTAGATTATTATATTGAAAGAAATTCAGATTTACTTGCGAATTTGAGATTGGGAACTTATGCATCTCAAAGAATTTATTTTAATCCTCTAGATTTCTCATTTACAACTTTACAGCAAGGTGTATTTAAAAAATCTGATTATATTAATAAAGTTGAAAATCTTGGAGATAATATTAAATTGCCAAAAATGGATGAAGGATCTGATAAAACTCTCGGAGATTATCCATCACGATTAATTACTCAGGTATTAGATATTGGAACTATGGAGAAAGAAGTTACAACTAAAGAAAATTCTGATCCTTCCCAATATCAATCTCAATCATTAATGAGATATAATACTTTGTTGACACAGAGATTAAATATGCAAGTTCCATTAAATACCAATTTAAATGCTGGAGATTTAATTGAATGTGAATTCCCAAGATCCAGTTCTTCAGATCAAGATGAATATGATATTGAAACAAGTGGTCTATATATGATAAAGGAATTATGTCATCACTTTGATTCAATTAATTCCTATACATCATTAAAATTAGTCAGAGATAGTTTTGGTGCTAAGAAAAAATGATAGAAGAATCACTGTTTAAGAGTAATTTTTTAGGAAGAGATGGATTTAGATGGTGGATTGGACAAATTCCTCCAATCAAATCCCAAAAAGAACAATCGAATGGTGGTGGATGGGGAAATAGATTAAAAGTTAGAATATTAGGGTATCATCCAGTAAACGAAAGTGAACTTTCAAATGATGATTTGCCTTGGGCGCAAGTTATGCTACCCACAACATCAGGTAGTGGTGCAGCAAATTATGCAGTAAATCCAAAAATTAGACCGGGAGATACTGTCCTAGGATTCTTTTTGGATGGTGATAATTCTCAAATTCCAGTTATTATGGGATGTTTTGGTAGAACTGGGGAAGTTACTTCTGCAGCATATTCTTCACCATTTGTACCATTTACTGGATATACTAATAGGGTCAAAAAACCTAATGGAACTCTTCACCCATCAGAAGAAAATGAAGATAGTACTAGAGCACAGAAATCTCCAAGAAAAGTTCCTACAGAAACTATCGATCAATTAAATAATAAGAATACAGAAAAAGATGAAGTAAGTTATAGTACTGCAATAGGTAAAAAGGTTGTACTTGCAAATGCTGGTGACGATAATACTGCAAAATCGATAGAAGCAGAGACTTATAACTTGATCAAAAAAGTTAATGATCCTTACAATAAAATTCTAAACAAAGTTGCAGAAGTTAGTCGCTCCACTGACAAAATTATGGGTATTGCTGAGGGTATTGTTGGACAATGTATAGATGTTCTTTACAATGGACTAATTTCCATACTTCAGCAAGGTCTTAAAGCACTTTATCAGGCAGTTTATGCTGCAGTTCTTGCAGCAACTGGTAATCCTGCTGCTGCTCATCTTGCTGGTGTTCTTGCACAACAGGCAATGGTTATTCCGGTAAAAGCACTTCAATCTATGATACCAAGATTACCTGGAATGGTAATAAACAGTTTGTTTAGAACTGTTCAAAGTTTATTATCTGATGTAGTTGATAATGTAAAAAGACCCTCAAAGTGTGTATCGGTACAAGTTACGGCATCAGTAATTAATGAAATTTTAAGAAAAATTCAAGGTGGAATTTCTGGTGTGTTAGGTGGTGTGAATAAAATATTATCTGCAGGGTTTAATGTTATCGATTTTCTTACTAGTGGAGTTGCGGCACTTAAGGGAATTAGTGGGTTGTTTGATTTAAATCAAAATAAAAATAAATCTATTGATAATACTGATGTATGGAGAATTGGTATTGGCCCTGATATGGTGGCAGACAAAATTTTAGATTTTAAAAATATTTTAGATGATATGAACAGGGCAAATGCCGCTAGAAAGAATTTAGTTGATGAAATTCAAAGTGGTGTAGAAGGAGTGAAAGTAGGATTTGATATTTTCTCTGATATAACAACTCAAACTAGTAGTGGTTGCTATACTGGACCTATAACATCATGCAATTCTTCGCCTAGAATAAAATTCTTTGGTGGTATGGGTAAAGGAGTTGAAGCTGACATAGTATTGGGAGAATTTGAAAAGGATGTGACCGGAAGAATATTGAGTGGTAGTATAATAGGAGCAATACTTAAATCTGGAGGTAAAAATTATAAATATCCACCATTTTTGGAAGTTGTAGATGAATGCGAACAAGGATATGGTGCTGTTCTTCGATCTACTATAAATGAAAATGGAGAAGTTGATGGAATTTTTGTAGTTTCTCCCGGAGAAAATTATCCTGTAGGAAATTCAAATGTCAATATTGGAAATGATATATCAGAAACTAATCCTAGTGATATTCCTGTTTATGTTTCTGATGTAATTGTTCAATCTACTGGAATTGGATATGAATCAACTGATGATGCTATAGATGAAGTTGGAAATGTTTATGACTTAGTTATAGATGATGATGGATCTATTATAGACATTAACATCACTTCTCCAGAAATTTTCAATACTGAAACCACACCAACTAGACCAACTGCATCAACCACAATATCTACTCCTGATGTATTACTAAATAATTATATACCGGTCGATCAATTGTTAAATATCACCATACGAACTAATACCGGTTCAGGAGCAATCCTTAGACCAGTCTTAAGTAGGATACCTTTTAATAGAGACTTACTTACAACTCCTGACGGTAGGATTGATCCAAGAAAACTTAAAGAGTTGGTTAGAATTAAATCTGTCGTTGATTGTATTAATGAACCAGAAAAACTCATTGGATATGTCAATGGTCGTCCATATTATGGAGAATTCCACATTCACCCAAAAAAGGGTGTAAAAATGGTTGGAGAATATCATGTTAATACTGCACATGATATAATATATAATACAAGAGAAGAAAGTTTAGGGGGGTTAAGATCTGGAGCACCGAGTTTAATAAATCAACAAGTATCTTCACCAACTTCACAAACAACTACAGCACCCGTTTCACAAACAATTGCAACTCCTGCACCAACACCGACGCCAACACCGACGCCAACACCGACGCCAACTCCTGCACCAACGCCAACGCCAACGCCAACGCCAACTCCTACACCATCTCCCCCACCATCCCCCTCACCAGGATATGGGGGATACTGATAAATACTAATAGCGTAAAATAAAGTTGCTATAAAATATAGATCGTATAAAATAATATGACAAATTCAAGATACAATTGGGAAAAACGAGATTTTTTATCACTAGGTCCTAAAGTTAGATTTGATACTAATAATCCCCAAATAGGTGCGAATGGATCTGAGGTATATAATGTTTATGGTGTTACGGAAGAAAATAATCAGTGTGATATTGGATTAAGTGAAGGTGGTCGATTTAGTGTTTATAATGACAAAGATATTGAAATTGTAGCAGGAAATAAAGATTCGTCTGAAGGAGTTGATATTGTAATTACTGGTATGAGCGGTGATGTCACAGTTACTGCTATGAGAAATGGGTCTGTAAAAATTAAAGGTAAGAATATTGTAATTGAAGCTGACGAAGATGTTGATATAAAAGCAGGAAGAAATATTAATCTGAATGCGAAACAGAGAGTATTATTGAATGGAACTAGGTGCGAAACTAAAGGACTTATGGGCAATTTATTGCCAGATCCAAAACAATTTGGATGTCAAGTTTTTGATGGAAGTTTTGTTGGACTAGATTTTTTATCTGGAAAGGGTATGCTTCCTATTGCACTGCCCAATGTTTTGGGTACAGCAAGCGACATTGCTATGGGGGCAATAAGTGGTGCATCAGGTGGTGGTATTGGTGGATTGATTCAAGGTGCAGCAAATCTTGCATCTAGTAATTTATCTCAAGGTTTGCCAATTGGTGAAGTTGCTGATGTAGCAATTCATGCAATGAAAAATTCATCAGATTTTGCAACTTCTACTGCAAAAATACTAACTGATGTTGGAACCAATCCTGGATATGGAAATTTTGGTAATGAAGTTGATAATGAAATATCAGAAGATGCTAAATTAGTAAATGAAGGTTTAGACAGAGACGATGATACTTATATTGATGGTGGGCAAAAGCGTTCTGTCAATAGGATCTTAAACGACACATTGGAGTTATCTTAAAATGGCAGAAACACCAGATCCTAAAAATTCTTCAATAGTAGGAAAGGAATCCCTCTTCAATAAAAAGGCCACGTTCTATGGCGGTATTGAAGTTTTTGGCGATGCTATTGTTGGAGAAACTGGAGAAAAACTTGGATCTGGTACTGGCGGAGAAGGATCAGGTAGCCAAGGACTTCAAGGAGCATTAAGTAACTTTCAAGGTTCACAAGGAGTTATTAACGATCTTCAAGGAAGTCAAGGTACTCAAGGAATACAAGGTCTTCAAGGAAATCAAGGTGTAGGTTCTCAAGGAGTTCAAGGTACATTAAGTAATTTTCAAGGCACTCAAGGACTTCAAGGTTTACAAGGAATTCAAGGTTTACAAGGACTTCAAGGACTTCAAGGAAATCAAGGACTTCAAGGAAATCAAGGAAATCAAGGACTTCAAGGAAATCAAGGAAATCAAGGACTTCAAGGAAATCAAGGACTTCAAGGAAATCAAGGACTTCAAGGACTTCAAGGTCCACTAAGTGATTTTCAAGGTACACAAGGCAATCAAGGAATCCAAGGACTTCAAGGACTTCAAGGTCCATTAAGTAATTTTCAAGGAGCCCAAGGAACCCAAGGAAATCAAGGAACCCAAGGACTACAAGGTCCATTAAGTAATTTTCAAGGTTCTCAAGGACTTCAAGGTGCTCAAGGTTCTCAAGGAGTACAGAATTCTCAAGGCACTCAAGGTGCTCAAGGACTTCAAGGTGCTCAAGGAGTACAGAATTCTCAAGGTACTCAAGGTACACAAGGTCAGACTGGTTCTCAAGGTGCTCAAGGTACTCAAGGTGCTCAAGGTGCTCAAGGAGTACAGAATTCTCAAGGTACTCAAGGACTTCAAGGTCCCCTAAGTGATCATCAAGGAACTCAAGGAACTCAAGGTGCTCAAGGTGCTCAAGGAGTACAGAATGCTCAAGGTAACCAAGGTACTCAAGGTCGTCAAGGTGCTCAAGGAGTACAGAATTCTCAAGG